GCGCTGGAGGAACGGCAACAGGCGGAGGCTGATGCGGAGCGCGTCCGTAAATACATCGAGACCCACCACGGAAAACCGAAACGGAAATGAGTGAAACACTACGAACCAGAAACAATTTGGGACATGTGCCTATCGAAGAAGGCATACCCAAGCGAGCGCATGGCAACTCTGAAGCTCGCCGAGGTGCGACTCGCCCGCCGCAACCGCAAGAAGTCGATCCGGTGGTATCCCTGCCCGATTTGCCACAAATTTCACCTGACGAGCAAGTAGACAACGAACTCATGTATACCCGGCGGCTGCTCTGCGCGATGATCCGCCAAGCCGTCTTTGACGCGAAGAATGACCGCGAATATGTGACGGCCGACAACCAAAGCGAACGCGAGCGCAACCAGCGCACGGCCATCGATTTTCTGAATTCTGAATTTTACAAAGACCTTTGTAAAGCACTCGGCGACTGCTCAGGCATCGGCCTGCCTGCGGACAAAATCAAATTGGAGGCGCTGAAATAATGTGGATACTACCCAAACAATTACACACCTCGGACTTTGTGCCGGATACGGCGGCATTGAGCTTGGACTCCACCGAGTTATCCGAAATCTGCGCACGGTCGCTTTATGTGAGATCGAAGCCTTCGCCTGCGCGAACTTGGTCGCAAAAATGGAATCGGGACTCATGGACGCAGCACCTATCTGGACGAATCTTAAAACCTTCCCATGGGCAGACTTTCGTGACCGCGTGGACATCCTCACTGGGGGCTATCCCTGCCAACCATTCTCCGCAGCCGGAAAGCGCCTCGGCACAGACGACCCTCGCCACCTCTGGCCTTTTATCGCAGACGGAATTCGGATTCTGCGACCCAAGCTCTGCTTCTTTGAGAATGTGGAAGGACATATCTCCCTCGGACTCCGAGAAGTCATTGGAGAATTGGAATCAATCGGTTATAAAAGCTCGTGGGGAATATTCAGCGCGGCTGAAGTCGGCGCGCCGCACCAAAGAAAACGCGTGTTTATCTTGGCCATCTCCAATAGCCTCGGAGGTGCGGCAGGGCTTCCAAGATCGCTCGCGTGGAATGAAGGGGTCGCAGGAGTCTCTGACAACGGTGGTGGTGAAGGATGCGGCGAATTGGCCAACGCCAGCGGAGCAGGACGGCAAGCAAGGCGGCATTACACCATTCCAAGCGAAGGGCGGGAACCACACGAATCTGCTGCACATCGCTGCGATCAAATCAACGCATGGCCAAGCCGCCCCGGCCAACCCCAGCACGGATGGGAGCCGCCAAGGGTCGTGGGCAACGCCAGAGTGCAAGAACCATGTCGGCTACCAAGTGGATGCGACAGGAGCGATGTGGCCACGACTTGGGAGTCAAGTGGCACAATGGGCAACGCCAAACACAATGGATTGTCTTCCGAGCAGGTCATACGAAGCGATGAAGAGACAAGCGACGAATGGAGGCAGGAAGAACAGGAGCAAACCCGGCAACTTAAGGGAACAGATCGACCCTTTAATGTGCCAAGCATACGAGGATGCCAAGAAGGAAGCGAATTGGCCAACGATCACCGCGAACACGCCGGACATGGAGAGCAACGGCCCGAACGGACACTCAGGGACTTATCTGGCGGGCGCGGTGAAGGCAGAGGAGAACTGGGTGACTCCACGCACCAGCGGGACATCAACAAGACCCAACAAGACTACTCCGAGGCAGGGGCTGACACTGATCGAGCAAGCGAGGGAGCAGGAGAAGATGTGGAGAACTCCATCTGTAGCAGAGGAGAAGAACCAGAACACCTCAACGCAAATCTACCTTCAGAACCAAGTGGGTGCGACTCCAAAAGCATGGGCGACGCCGCAACTTCAAGACGGCCACAACATCAACCAAGATTCAACGACCCACAAAACGATTCCAGCGCAACTGACCAAAATGAACATGTCGGGCAAGCTCAACCCGCGTTGGGTCGAGACGCTGATGGGTCTGCCGGTGGGCTGGGTTATGCCGAGCTGCAAGTCTCCTGTGACAATCGAACCGACGAACTGCGACTCCTCGGCAACGGAGTCGTGCCTGCCACAGCCGAGCGAGCTTTTAGAATTTTAATGGAGGAACTTATTTAACATGGCTGGAGAATGGATAAAGGTGGAAAACCACCTACACGAAAAAATAGAGGTGGCGGCTATCGCTGACCAGACCGGATTAGACCCGGATACGGTGGTCGGGAAGCTCGTAAAGGTGTGGGCTTGGGCGTCACGGAATTGTCACGCTGACGGCGTGACAAGTGTCACGGCTCTCCGTGTCATCCGCGAAATCACGCGCTGCGAGCAGTTCGACGAAGCACTCGCAAACTGCGGATGGATTCGCATCAAAGGCGAGAAAATCGAGTTTACAAACTTCGACCGACACAACAGCCAAACCGCTAAAGAGCGCGGACTTGCAACACAAAGAAAGTGGAAGCAACGCGCCAAAGAAGCTGTCACGAAAATGTCACGCCCGCAGCGTGACCAAAACGGGACCAGAGAAGAGAAGATAATAGGGGGTTCAAAGAACCCCCAACCAGAACCTCAACGCTGCCTGTAATATGCCAACCTACACACCCCAAAAGGCTCAAATCATCCAAATGCCGCCAGCGGTCCCACGCAACGACACAGCGGAGCGTGTCGCGCTCTCTTGCATCGTTCAGCATCTCTCGACGCTCGACCTGGCCACATGGCCGGACGACCTGTTTTTTAATCCCGCGAACAAGCTCATCCTGGCATCGGCCAAAGCCTGCCACGAATCCGGCGCGCCTTCGGACGCCCTGAGCATCATCAGCCACATGGAGACCTGTGGCACACTCGACGCGGCCGGTGGACATCAGGCGATCGTGGACATTCTCGCAGCCTACCCGACCAGCGATCCAGTAACGGCGCTCTGGTATCGCGAACAACTCCTGACCGCTGCCCGCTACCGGCAGGCCCAACAAGCGGCCTCAGAGGCTGCTATTTCGTTTCGAACGATGGAAGGCGACATCGCAGCCGTCTCCGGGCGTCTGGCTGAAATCTCGGCCCTTGTGGACCGCCCGCGCAAGACGCTGGCCGAGACGATGGACGAATGGCTCGCCGAGATCGAACGCACGGAGCCGCCCGAAGCATTCTCGACGCGCCTGCCGTCACTGGATGCCCTGACCGGCGGCGGACCGAAGCGCGGTGAACTCTTCGTGGTGGCTGCCGAGACATCTGGCGGCAAATCGATCATCCTGCAACAGGTGGCACTCGACGCGGCGGAAAAGCTCAAGCATGTGCTCCTATTCAGCCTGGAGATGCCGGCGAAGCAGGTCTTTGGCCGGATGCTCTCAAACTTCACCGGCCACCGCGTGAAGACCGCTGCCGAAGGCATGATCCAGCAAGATATGGCGCGAATGCACCAGGCGCTTGCGGCGTTTAAGCGGACCAATCTCCGCATCGAATCGGACTTTGCCGACTGGGAATCGATCGAAGCCTCTGCCCGCGAGGCACACGGCAAAGGCCAACTCGACCTGCTCATCGTCGATTACATCCAACTTGTGGCCCTGCGCACCCTCGGCAAGAACGAGACGCGCGAGCAGCATGTCTCGGAGATCACCCGCAGGCTGAAAGGCTTGGCGCTGCAACTCGACATAGCCGTCGGCACGGCGTCCCAACTCAACGACGAAGGCCGCTTGCGCGAATCGCGCGCCATTTCCCACCATGCCGACCATGTCTGGATCATCGCCAAGGGCGACGAAGGCAAGGTGCTGCGCATCGACAAGAATCGCAACGGAGAGCGTGACAAGGCAGTGCCGGTCATCATGCACGGACACATTGCCAGATTTGAGGAAGCAACATGAAACCCTGCCCGAAATGCCTCTCAACCTCCCGAGTCACCGACTCCCGGCAAAACAACGAACACACTTACCGCCGCCGCGAATGCAATAAGTGCGATACGACCTGGACGACCTACGAAATCCATTCTGACGAATTCGACAAAGTTTCCAAATACAACAACCTAAAAACAATCCTGCTCAAAAACATACAATGATCTCAGCCTCACCCGCAGAAGCAGCCCGCCTCTTCGAGAAAAACGGGGGCGTCTATTGGCCCGACATCGCCGACGAAATCGATTCGCCGGAGGAAATACTCGCCGACTCGCTCGGCATCAGCGTGAAGGCCGCGCGCCTTGTCCTGCTCCATGTCGAGAACGAAGTGCGAAAGAATCAGGCGCTCATCCTCGGCAAGGTCATCGGCCTTCTACTCAAAGCCAGCAACCTGCCAGCCATGGCGCACGCGCTGGCATTCGCCTCCGGTCTCGACCAACTCAACGGCGCACGATCACAGGCGGAAGTAGCCCGCGAGCTTGGCGTCACCCGTGCGCTATTGAGCCACTACACGCTGGGCGTTCGCGATGTCCTGAGCGGCAAGGATACATCGTTCGAATGCACCAAATTCCGCAAATCCCAAGCCAGCCGCGAGACATTCCGCGCCAAGGCGACCGACCCATTTACCGCAGCGAAGGCAGCGGCAATCGCAAAACTGAAAACACAAACCACAAAAACATCATGCAACTAATCGACCAAGCCATGTTCACCCTTGCCGGGCTGAACCTACCAGACAACCTCACAACCGGACAATGGGCAGACATCCACAAGGACATCCTGACCTGCAAACGCGCTGCATCCAAATGGCTGCAACAATCCCGCGACTACAGCAACGGACGGTGGGGTATTGAGTTCACCGCAGACACGGAAGCACAACTGGAACTCGACCTTGGCCTCGCCCTACCCGAACCCAAGCCCGCCCTCAACCCGGCCGACAAGACCAAGGCCATCGTGACGATCGAAGGATTGTCGCAATCGTTTATCCTATGGCAGAGGAAGATGAGCGATGAAATCCCGCAATGGGACAAAGACCGGCTCAACCGCGCCCTCGAACTCCTCGAGCCTATGGAGAAGGAAGCCAAGCGCGTGCGGGAGCTACTCAACAAATGAGCGCCGAACAAAAGCACAGCCAGATGCTCGGACAGATCGCGTGTCTGGTTGAGGAGTTCGTGAGAGGAGAAGAGACCACCCTTCAAGGCGTGGCCAAGCTCAAGGCGCTCTACTGCGACGCCAAGGCCCGACTGGCGTGGGAGTATGTGGAGCGCTTAGATGAGGAGGCACGCGATGAGTGATACACCAGAGACGGATGCAGCCGTCGAAGCATCCGGCGGCGACTGGTCGCCAGTCCTGCGCGCAGTGGCGCAACGGCTGGAGCGTGAGCGAGACGCCGCGCTGATGGATCGAGCGAACGGAGACATCGCCACCATGACCATAAACCACTACGAGCGCATTCTCCAAGAGCGCAACGCCGCGCGTGAACTTGCTGAAGCGTTTCACCGCGATCAAGTTACGCTACTCCTTGAGCGCGACAACACAAATGATTGCAAAAAGTGAAATCATTTGTCGCCTCCGCCGCCAAGACGGGGGGGCATCGGGAACCCTACCAACCCGCTCAATCCGTGCAGTTTGCCCGTCGCTCGATAGTTTTCTGTGAGCAATAAAATTCCCGTTTCCGCATAATGAAGCCAAAGACCACCCCAAAGAGAGGCAAGGGCCGACCTCGTGACCCTGTTACGGATCGCATTGCCAGCGAGCTTGCTGTAACAAAACGGCAGGCGCGCAACCTTGCCGCCGAATCCGAAACCACCGGCCTGCCCGTAGAGGACATGAAGGCCGCGAGGCTCAGGAAGCTGAAGCTCGAGGGCGACCGGATCGAGTATTTGCTCGAGGTCACCAAGGGGAAGCACATTGCTGTCGAGAAAGTAAAGGAAGAAAACTTCGCTCTTGGCATGGCCGTGAAGGCTCAACTCTTTTCATGGAGTGGCGCATTGCCTGGGCGACTCGAAGGGCTATCCGCAGCGCAGATGGTGCCGATCTTAGATGATGAAATAAACCGCGTTTTAAAAATACTTTCCGACGAATGATCGCAGAATATTTCAAACTCGGCGTGAACCCCGGCGAGCGGCTGAGTCCGGTGCAATGGATGTCTCGGCATGTCGTCGTTCCGCACTCGGCGCGAAATACGCAATTCGATTCCACGACAGCGCAGTGGATGAACGAGCCGATCGAGGAGATCGCCAAAGACACGAACGACGAGATCATCATCTGCGCCCCTGTCGGCAGCGGGAAGACCACGCTTTTCGAGTCTCTCCTGGCATGGATCATCAGCGAGAACCCCGGCCCGACATTGGTGACCGGGCAGACCGACAAGACGGCAAAGCAGTGGGCCGAGTCGCGCCTCGGGCCGATGCTCGAAGCGATACCATCGGTCGCCAAGCTCTTCCCAAAAGACCGGCACCAGAAGCGCAAGACTGAAATCCTTTTTCCGCACATGCCGCTCTTCATCGGTGGCGCAAACCTCACCAGCCTACAGGAAAAATCCATCCGCTGGGCGATAGCCGACGAAGTATGGCGGTGGAAGCGCGGCATGCTCGAGGAATTCCGCCGCCGAACTCACGACCGATGGAACGCCCGCCGCATCTTGGTATCGCAAGGAGGCGAGGAAGGCGACGATTTCCACGACGCAGAAGACTTGTGCGAA